CTACTTAGAATAAATAGCGCTAGAAAAAGAACTTTTTTCATCTAACTCTTCCTTCTTTAAGTTGTTGAAAACGGGCTTATCAAAGCCGACAAAAAAATAAATTATCCCCTTGCCCTTGAATGAGCGAACATTGAATTTAGGCGGAGAGCGTAGAAAGATAAAATTTAAGTATCTCTGATCGAAGTGATCGTAACTGCCGTTTTGAATGGAGCAGCGGTCGTAGAAGCAGTAGATTTGGTATATATAGCCGACAGGAGGCTCATTAGGATTTGGATTAGAAAAGTTGGATAAGGCTTTGTTTTCCGTTGCTTTAGCTTCTTGGAGTGAATCTACTTGAGGCTGGGTATCGGTGGGGGCGGAAACTTCATCGGAATTAAAACTTTGCACGAAAAAATAAAAATATATAGATAACGTAATAAACAGAAACAACGATACGTAAAGAAATTTACGGACGAAAGATTTTTGAGAAGCGTTTTGTCCTGAATGATAGAGATTAAAAACCTCTTTCAAATACGGAACGTGAAATTTTTGCATAACGTCCTTTTGATACATCTTGTAAGAGCCGTAAAGCATATATCTAAATTTATTCTTAAATAGACGCTTGGAGCTATCTACGGCTTTTACAAAATGCTCGGCTATACGCTTATACTCGTTACTTATAAGCGATAAATCCTGTGTAATAAGCATAATATCCTGGTATAAATGGCGATGATAGGTAAGCCACCAAACTAAAATGTTATCCTCTTTGGCTTTCAGGAAATTATGAGCCTCATCGAGGATTATTAGGACATTGTGTAAATTTAACTCTTTGGCTTTTTCGTTTAAAACGTCATCACCCACCTTATCCATATAAAGCAGATATAGGACTTCAAGATCAGAGTAAAACTTTTCATAGTCGAATTTTATAAATTTATCGTCTAGCTCAAATTTAAAGCCGTTGATATTGGTATAGCAATATGAATATTCTTTCTGTTTCTCAGGCTTAATAACCTTTGATAGAAAAGTATCCTTTGGTTTAAAAATAAAAAGCTGATAAATTTTAAAAACTGCGTAATATGTTTTACCGCTACCGGGATTGCCGACGATATAAGTTATCATTTAGAAGCCTCAACCAAGCTTAGAAAATTCAAAAACATTTGAAATAGATTTTCTAAGATTTTTAAGCAAACTTATACCGATCTTAGCACCAAACATCAAAAACAATGATATAAAAATAGGAGCATAAAGATTAAAGACGTCCCAAAAAGCTTTAAAAACCCCCAAAACGCTCAAAACCGCAAAAGCAACAACGGTTATTTCATTATTAGTATTTCCACTAGGATTAGAAATATTTTTAAAAAATGCATAAATATTATCAAGCTGATCAAATAAAAATACAACCATACGAAGAAGCGCACCAAAGTAAAGAAGCAAAAGAACGAACAAAGCAATTTCGATCAATACATACTTACTAAAAAGCACTTTTCTAAGAACAAATTCAGCTAAACGATTTAAAGAAATTTTTCTAAAAACCCAAGCTATGGCAGATAATATGGCAGCAGGCATAATTACTCCTCTATCGAATAGAAATTGCTAAAAGCTTCAAAAAAAGTAAAAATAAGCTAATTAGAAAGAAAATATAAAAAACATAGTATGAAACTTCAGAAGCAGGAGCGACGGCATCGCAATAATCAACAACCAGCTCCCTAGCTTTACCATCAGGAAGCTGAATTTCTTTTTTAATAGGGCAAGAACGCTTAATTCCAGGACTTACTTTTGCGAAACCCTTACCTTGAACATTTTTAATAAATTGGTCTATACCATCTCTAACGCCGTCAAATTTTGATATGCCGTTTTCCAAGTGATTTTTAATACTATCATATAAACCCTCGCGAGCTTTATCTAAACCGCCATCATCAAAATCTTTGGGGTCAAATTTACCCTGATTGTCATCCTTACCCGGCTTAGTGCCATTGTCATTACCGGGCTTTGTGCCATTATTATTGCCAGGATTGCTACCACCGCCCGGATGTCCTCCACCACCTTGATTAGGTTTATCGGGTTTCGTGTTATTGGTATCGGGTTTATCGGGCTTAGAACCACCACCGGGCTTAGTATTATTGTTATCGGGTTTATCAGGTTTAGGACTCGGACCGGGCATAGCGTTGGGCGCATAAATATCATCAGTAAAGCAGACACCATTAGCATTAGGATCAATGTCCTTTATATCATAACTGACATTGAACATAGTGCCATCGCCATTAGGTTTAGCTTCTGGATCGTCTTTTGTAGATTTGCAACCATAAGAACAAACCATCGAACCATCGCCACCAATATTCATAGTAGAAAAACTTCCATTATAACCAATCTTACCAGCACGCTTACACATACAATCTATACGATCATTTTGATTAGTGATATCCTCGCATTTATTTACACACAGACCGGTAGTAGAGTCGAAATATTCACCTGCTTTAGTATTACATTGAACGCAAATCTTTTGAATAGAATTAGGCTTTTTAGCCCAAGAATAGGTTTCGTGTTTAAAGGATACACTACCATTATAAGTTTCAGAACCTAGAAATTTATATAAAGTAGCAGGATTAGAAAAATAACCATTAGGAGATTTAGAAGCTGGATCAGATTGAGCATAAAAAGAGTCTTTTTTAAACGACTCATTAAAACTAGGCTGTGCATAAGCATTATTCTCAATCTGAGTATATTGACAATGCTCGGATACCCCATCAACTATACCATTATAAAGCCACATATCGCCAGCAGCAGAAATTCTAAAGCGATAATCGTAAGAACTAGACGAAAGGGGAACTTGGACAGCAAAAGAAAGGGTAAACAATGATATTAGGATTAGGGGGATAAATTTTAGTTTTCCAAACATTTTTACTCTTCCTTATAAAATCTTCCTGGAAAAAAGTATAAGCCCAGCGCATATAGGTAAGCATATAAGCAAAAACCAAACTATGATTGAGAAAAAATAATCAAACGACAAAACGCCGGTTACAGTAAAAACGCCTATTTGCATAACCCTTCCTTTCTACGCTTCGCGATACACGCCTTGGAGGCGTGGGATTAACGCATTGCGCCACTACTTTTTATTTAGCGAGCTAAATAAAAAGAGGCGCGCGTTAATCTTTAAATTTGAGAAAACTTTAAACGTAAATTAAAGCTTACTCAAAACTAAAAAAACAAATAAGCAAAGCAAAAAAGCACACAGAATGCCACTCAAGCCCATTAAAAAATTATATTGCTCCAAAGATATATCAAGCTTATACATATTTAGTCCATATTCTTAAAAATATCCAAAGCAACGGTTACCTGCTTAATAACGGCAAAAAAGACTATAACGACAGCCATAAAGCTATTAATAAAAATCGTAAGCTTAGTCAAATCGATAAAGTCATACATAACAAAACCTTGAAATTTATCCCTCTACCAAAAGGCAGAGGGAAAGAGCTTAACGCAAAAGACCAAGACCTTTTTTAACGCCAAAAATGACGCCTAAAAGAACTAAAACCGCACCAGCAACACCCATAAATGTAGCTTTATCTAGATCACCAGTGACGGCACCTGTAGCAGGATCGATAGCAATACCAGCAGCAGAAGCACTCATCGCACTGAAACCGACACAACTAGCCAAAAAAAGCTTAGATTTTGCAGAGCAAAATTTATCTTTTAGAAAAGACAACTTTTTCATAGCAATACCTTTCTTAAAAATTTAAGCCCGCGCGCAGACTTTATCAAGCCGACCACACGGGTCGGCTTTGTAAAGCTTGTTATTTCTTAGAAGAAGAAGAAGAAGCAGAAATATTGTTTAAGAAATTTATCCAGTAAGCATCGTCTTCATCGGTCGTAAGCGTATATGCGCCATTATTAAAAGACGGAAGCCCAGCGTTAAATTTCAAAACACCTTTATTCTTGAAAAATTGATTAAATTTTGTGGTAAGCACCCCAGCAGTTAGATCGTCTTTGCAAAGAATTCTAACGATAAGCTCTTGTTCTTTCATATCAACGCAATTCGTTACCGAATTCTCTTCCTCGTATCGATTACGTGCAGTAATCTTTACGGAGCTTGAGTAAGCCCGTCCGTTCATCTCGCCTTTAGCACCGCTTTTTGCAATAGCACTTGAAATTTCGTAAGAAACTTTGAAGTCTTGTAGAATGTAATCCATAACTCTTCCTTTGTATTTGAATTGAGCTTAACTCGATTAAACCTTAAAGGGCGGAAGGAAGAGTTATTTTCACAAACCGCCCCAAGCAGTTTAGCCACTTACTCAGGTGGAACTCCCGCCTAACTTCGACCCTAGACATCTTTACTCTGTCGCGGCATAGTGCGAGAATTAAGCCACATATAAAATTAAAGAATTTTATGTATAATTCAAAAAAGTTATATGTAACATTTACATTTTTATAGCAGGTAAATATTACATTTTTATAACTTAAAGTTTCATTAAAAAGGTAAAATTTACATATATGACAAATGCAGAAATTGCCAAAAAGCTAAAAATAGCAGAAAAGACTATATACAATTGGCGCAAAAATAGAAAAGAATTATTTGAAATTCTCGAACTAGGCATAAAAATTCAAGAAAGTCAAAAAAATATAGAATATGTAAATAATACATATAAAGAACTTATAAACTTATACAAAAAACTAAACGAAAAAGAACAAGAATATTATATTGCCGACATAAAAGCAAGAATTCTCAAAAAGGAAATCGATAAGTAATGATATTTTTAGTTTTAGCGATAATATGTGCTTTTATTATTTTAATATTATTTTCAACATTGAACACAGAAAAAAACACAAAAATAGGGAATTATACAATTACAAATTATAAAAGAACAAAAAAGCAAGAACAATGCAATAAATACATACAAGAAAATAAAAATTTAGTAAAGCAAGATAAGCAAACCGATCTTTATGAAATTTATAAACAAATAAAAATTGAAAATATAACAAAACAAAAAATGATATCAAAACGTAAAAAAGGCACAGAATATGAACTTTATATAGCAAAATATTTTAGAAATGAGGGTTATAAAATTTATATGAACGGATTAAACAACGGTAAAAAAGATGATGGGATCGACGTAATATGCCACAAAGATAAAGAAACGATACTAATACAATGTAAAAACTGGAAATACCCGATAGAGCAAAAAGACATAAGAGCCTTTATAGGAGACTGCCACGTATATGTAAATAAAAACGCTGCATTCTTAAGAAATAGAAAAATAAGGAAAATTTTTATAACTTCCAATGAGGAAACTAAAAAAGCCGTCGAATTATACGTTAAAGAAAATCAAGCAGAAGTAGAGTATATAACAATACCTATGTTTGATTAAATATCAAAACTAAATCCCTTTAAGCTTTAAATTCGCAGCCTCGCTTAAAAATTGTGATCTATTATTGGTTACCTTGTCGATAGCATTAAGCAAAGATTGCGAAAGGCTTACATTTACACGAATTTTCTTATCAGAAGCAGGTTCGGGAATAAAATCGTTATGCTCTAGCATACTCTCAAGCGTAGATTTAAAAGCGGCATCAAGATCGTTTAATGCTTCCTCTTTTGTATCGCCGTCGCCCCAAAACAAAGCGTAACCTTTAAATTCAGGCATAAATGCACCCCAGCCACCACCTTCATCATCTGCTATCTTTCTAAGCTCGATTTTGTAAGGCAAATTTAGATAATAGTTTAAATCCTTTTTCAT